TTTAGTATATAATAAACTTGTTTCATGTATAATAATCGAATAGAATCTCCTCTATTCATATTTAGATTTCCAGTTTGTGATGCCACTGAATTATCTACCACTATATCGCCATTTTCATTTTTCAAATATGTTTGAGAATTAGGTGTTTGAATGTTGATATTACCAGTGTTTGTATGAGCCATTATTATATCAAGTATAAATGAGGTCTCGTAATCCCCTGGAATATCGGTAGGATAACCAGGAAGATACAATGCATATGATATGCCTGTATTATTTTGGACTACAAACGTATTTGATCTCCTGAAATACAGACGAATAAAATCAGAACCGGCTTTAATACCCTCGCTGTTTTCTTTATCGAAATTTGCATATAATGCTACACGCATATTACTATAAGCCCCATTTAATTGAGTGTCTCCAGTTACCATTAATGCTTTATTCTGCTTTCCGTTTTTAACAACTATAGAAACACCGTAATTAGTACCAAAACTGTTAGGTACCATGTTTTCAAAACGTCCAAGGGCAGTTCCATCTATTGTTGACGGGAAGACATTCAATCCTATACCAGCCCAAACATTTGATGCAGAAAAACCAAGAAAAGCATCGTCACCTTTTGAATACAAAAAGAATTTTGAACTGGAATATCCAGTAGTATATCTTTCACTGAATAACCCACCATCCTCAATTCTTAATCCCCCGATCGAAGCCATGTTTGCATAAATACTATCTGTATCAATTGCTTTTGTACTGATAAATCCTCCGATCACAGACGTAGTCCCGTTAACCAACGCATTTGCCAATTTCTTAAACTCGGCTGTTGCTGCTGAATTTGCGGCATCACCGGCTGCCGTATTTGTTGCATAGTTTTTTAATGTACTAGTCAATGTCGCAGATTGTACATAATTGGATAACGTACTGGCCAAAGCATAACTACTCAACTTGCTATTCAAACCGGAGTTAGTCACATAATTAGATAAAGCATTTGTTACATCGGACATTGATGCTTTTCCGTTAATCCTATTATTAACGGAGGTATAATCAGATAACATACTAAACGATACAGCTCCTACCAAGTTAATTCGGTTAGAGTTGATCACTGTGTTTCCGGGAGTCTGGTTGATATAAGATATAATGTTCTGTCCATTTTCCAAAGACTTCCCGGCATACCAAGTATTACCCTGAGTTGTTGTGATCCAACCGGCCCCCTCTATCAATTTGCCGTTCGCGTCAAACTTACCAGCAAGAGTGTCAATCCGGCCTTTCTCTATGTTCAGGCTGGCGCTTATCGTCTTACCTACATTGTCGGCGTAGTCCTGAGCGTTCTGCTTTGTTTTAGCCGCAATCTGATCCAAGATAGACTGACGGGCATTATAGTAAGCCGTCTGATAGGTTGCAAATGTGGTCCGGATCGCAATGTTCTCCGGTGTAGCGGTACTATGATAATTGAGTTCGCCTAGATAAGCGTTATAAGCATTCACATAACCAGTCGTAGCGATTCCGTACTTGCCGGCATTGGCGATGATCTCTACCTTTTCAGAGGCTAAATCTTTTGCCTCCTGTTTCAATGTCAACTTCTCTGGCGGAGAGATTACGCCATCGCTAGCCCAACCGGTCAACCGGTCGCTGGCAGCCTTAGCATCGGCAATACCTTTATTCGCTGACTCCTGAGCCTTGTTAGCTACCGCGATCGCAGCTGCTTTGGCCGATTCGGAGACGCGGGTGATCTGTTCGCTAACCGTCGCATTAATCTTTGCCGGAGTCAGTTCAAGCATGGATGACTGATAACGACTCTCTAAATCATTAACTGTTGCTTTGGTCGCGTACAGCATCAGTGATTCGTTGACGTTATCAAGTTCAATACCCAGATTGGTGATCGTACCGGCATTCTTGTCTATCTTCTCCCCCAGCAGCTTAATATGTTCGTCGGTCTGCTCGATGATCGTTTTCATCTCCAGCTTAAAATCAGCCAGGGCATCCGTAGTAAGAGCCAGCATGGTGACGTAGATATCTCCGGTACATTCAACGATAAAGTCACCGGTTCCATCCCACTTGCCACTAAACTCTTTTAAAACATAATCGTTTGACACCGACACGTTTTCCTCAGTGTACAATTCCTTGCCTGCGAAACCTACCTTCAGTAAGCCGGGAACCAGGCAACGGTACTTGAACGACACGTAAAACGTAGGGATCACTACTGTCTCACCGGTTATGTCTAGCGAAGGTTTGTTCGCCAGATCGGAGTTTACTTGCCGGACCTGACTGTTTTTAATACGTAATACCCGCTGGCCGGCATCGGAGACGATAGCGGCTATCTTTTTCTTATTCGCATACAGGTTGTTGTTAAACATCAGTATCCGACCGTTCACAGCGAATACATTCTGTTCGTTGACCGTCGACCATTTATCTGTATTGGTCGCGAATGAAGCATTAGACAGGTAGTTGTCCTTAGTTGATATCTGAGTCTTGATCGAAGAGATTTCGGAGCGGAACAAACCTTCCATGATCTCAAACTTTGTCTTCACGTCTTCACCAGTGTGTAACATAAAGTGCCCCTTCAGATAGGCGTTGTCACACATGATTCCAGGTCCATATAGCTGTCCCCAATAAGATGTTATAAGTCCATCTAACATGCCATAACGAGCACGGATTGCGTTTTCAGGGTCCGTCTTCATCGCGTAGATAATATCCATGTACGGACTGCCAGGTTCCACACTTGTCTGTTTAATGATCCCCTTACGATCCGGATTGGTTAGATTATCCACTCGGACCAATGTATCACGGGCCTCCATGAGCGATTCGTCACCGACAAAATTCTTGTATTTAATCCAGTCAACCCGATTCCCTTCTTCATCAACACAACCGATATGCGTTTCTTCAACAGCAAATTCGTACTGCTTCGTGACATAATAGTCATTCTCCGGTGTCGGCATTCCGTTAAAACGCTGTACCATTAATACATCGTCTGTCCAAAACGGATTATACAACACGTTTTCTTCTGTGTCCAGATAAATGATCTTATTCGCAATGTCTACCGATTTGATCTTCATCATATCGGTAGTCAAATGAGTTCCGTTCTCACCTAACAATTGAGAGATTACCATCTCATACACGCGTAAAACACCACGGAAAGTCGCATCGTCAATCTCAAGATGTGTTTTCTTTGCTATCACACCAGCTGCATTAACTACATCGCGCCAGGTAATTGCCCATCCGTAGCCGGCCGGGAATCCAGACGAAAAGTTTGGAGATGATAGATTTCCTGCGAAATAAGAATCCTTCTTAGCGTAGATGTTATTCAACCAAGCATCACCTTCGGCTGAAATGTGAAAACCTGCAACATCAAAATCGGCTGCATGGATATCCGAATAAAGAGCTTCAACAATCAGAGCATTGGTCAAACCAGCTTCACCACCAACAAATATGTTTTTATCAAATGTAATATTACCCTGAGCAATATCATCTATGTCCTTGCGGAGATAACGTTTGTCTAGGACAACAGTGTTATCCTCAATCTTTTTCCTGATTTCCTCTAGAGTTCGAAGAGCAGAAAAAAAGTTATTATCTGATGGTTCTGTTTTGTCCTCTAGCTTTATTATTTCAAGCGTTAAAAGTCGACCTAGATCTTTAGCGGCCTTCGCTGTCAAGTGGATATCTTTAGCACTGTCAGAAAATTTATCATCTATACAGATAATGCCAGTCAACTGACTGTGATCAGTAACAGAACCAGAAGAACTTCCGCCAAAAGATGCACTGCCACCGGATGAAGCAACGACTCCACCAGGCACAGCATCCAGCGTCCTTCCTGTACGCGGAAGGGCCGTTTTACGAATCGATCTATGTGTTATACTACTCATACCTACTAACCACAATTTTGTCCGACATTAATCATACGGAATATCACTCAGTTTATCTACATCGGCTGAAAACTCAACAGCCTTGATCGTTGTTTTAGCATTATGAAAATCCAATGTCGCTCCTGTTATATACATACCGTCAGATTGTAATACATTATCATAGGTCACATAACGGAGTGCTGGGTTTTCAGTCATCTTTATATCTACTGAAATAGCCTTATTTTTGGTGGTAAAATTTGAATGGATAGTACACATTAAGAGTCGTTCTAGTATATCTGTCTGTCCGGAACGGGTATAAGACAACTGTAGTTCATAATGATTATCAACTTTTTTAAGTATATTGGCTTTACCTACCGGCAATTTATCCTCGTTAGCAGAGATACATTTGAGAGTAATATCATTGTAATCGGATTCTACTTTCTTGTTGATATAAGATTTAAATTCATAATCGTCCGTAGATGGGGATTCACCACTACTGTTTACTACATCTAAATTGATCTTATCATACAATATTGACTTGATTTTACCAGCATCAACCATCTTCCCGGAATCCGGATCATAGATTTCGCATTTATTCGTGATCTCAAATACTAATCTGCCACTTAAATCCGGATTGACATAAATCCCCTTTCCTACCAAAGAGGCCGGCAATGCTCCTGGTTTATTAACGATGATTCCCGGTTTATTAGCATTGACTTCCCAGTTATCAAGTATTGATCCCCCTGAATTTTCCCGACCAAACCATAACACACATTTCCCCTGATCAATTACCCCATTTGGAGTTAAAGTCCATTTCTGAGTACTATCGCCCAACACATTATAATAACCTATGATTTTATCTTGGTCATCAACAATATATAGATTACAATACAATTTCAAGACATTACTGTTAGCGACATCTTCGGCTTTATCTATTAAAATAGGATGGTCTGAAGTACTAGCATAAGTAGATAATTTCAGGTTGATATAAAATGGGTAGTCGCGGGAATTTTCTATTTGATCGACTTTGGTAATATATTTATTTGATCGGATACGAAATTGCGGAGATATTGAAGATGGGGTCGGTTGATAAGTCACATTACAGCCAATTACAGATTCGCGCTTTCCTACAGTATCAACATAATTACGACCATAATATACAACAAACAAGCCTTGTCCCACGTTTTCAATTTGAGTAGATTTCCTATAAAATTTTTTATCATATGTCGGACGACTAGGTTCGACCTCTTCTGAAAAGTTTTTTTTATCAAGGTCTACACTTTCACTTATATTTTCAGCGTACAGCGAACTCGTAATTGTGATGTTATTAATCATTTCCTCGAATCCCAGCGAAGCCTCTGTCGACATCGTACCTATTTCTCCTATATCACCAAGCTGGACGTCAACAGCAGTATCACCAATATAGGATAATGTGTCGAATTTGTAACACTTCATTGCACCGCCAGACTTGACAGTATTCAGATCGTAGATATAGACAGATGCGTCACGTTGTATCATCATCAGTCCGAACGGTTTCAGGATCGACTCTATTACCTCCCGGCAGGACATAGGTTCTTTGTCCTCGTCATAGAAATTGGAGGATTGGATATAAAGTTTGTGTAAGGCGGTTTCCGAAGAAGTAAGAGTTATACCCTCTGGAATTGTAGAACAGCCAATATAGAGTTTCTGAAAGGGCAATCCCAATTTATTAAAACACCGTTTCAGTTGCGTAATGAAAGAGGTGATATCAGTATAAGCTTTTTCATTTTCATCCTGGAACTTTAACCGTTCCAATACATTGAAGTCGGCACCGGAAAACTCGACAGCATAAGGAGCGTAGTCAGTCAGATTCTCGTTGTACAGTTCAGAGTCCAGATAACCTATCCAGTATAATTGTCCAGCCCTGTAAAACTTGACCATATATCCCTGCATGTCATCCGTATGTAAGTCTAAAAACTGGAAATTACTTTCACTAATAAGTTTCAATGTCGCCTGCGAACCTTGTACCGGTTCCAGTTTCTTTACTTCCAAATATTCAATTGTAAAAGCCCCGGGAGATGCTTCCACAACCTTTGATGCAGTAGGTGAACTTTGTAGGATTTCAAACCGGTTTACAACATCATCCGCACCAATAAAATCATGATAATATTTTATATTCATTATCGTCCCCTCCCTATTTTTCTTTCAGTACTTTTTATTACAGCAATCAACTCTGTTCCCTGTGCCCTCAACTCCCCAGAAATAGAGGTTCCATTCGTTTTAAGACCTTTGCCATTTGCCAACTGAAATAATGTAGCTTGCTGGCTCCCGTTCAATATCATTTCACCCCCATTTACCCGCGCAAGATTCAAATCACCCGTGGGTTTACCTTGTATAATACCTCCATTTGCAAATTTGGGTAAAGCCGAGAATAGAGCCAACACACCAGCTATTGCACCTCCTATAGCAATTAAGTTGGCTGGAAAAGGTAATTTAGCAGCACTAGCACCGGCCTCACTCGCGGCTTCAGCAGTGTTTGCCATGATATTTTGACCAGCAGTTTTCTTTTTAGATGTAACCTCTTGTGCATCTAAACTTATTGATTGCGATGTAGTTATTTTGTCTGACGCTATTTTCAAAGCATTGTTTGCTATTTGGCTTTGGGTACTTTCCTCATCCTTTTCACTTTCTTCACCCTTAACTTCTTTGAGCAATTTAATAGATTCCGCCAAAGCTATATTAGCAGCAGCTTCCCCCATTATTGCAGTAGCGTTTGCCGTAGAAACTGCTATTTTTTCGGTATCAAGCTTTGTTTCTTTTTCTTTGGCCTTACCTAATTTTTCAGTAATTGCAGTTAAAGTCTCAATCGTCTTTATGATACTCATAAAAGCATCAACGGTATTGATCATCGCATTCCATACAGCCATGATCCTCTCCCATGCAGAAGCATCCTCATCATCGAAGACATCGTGTAGACTGGAAAAAGCGGAGACGAGACGGTCGGAACTTGATGCAATTTCTTTCACGCCGGAATACATACCATCTTTGAGTTCTTTCGACAGATCCTTGACATCTTTCTTTACCTGAGCGATTTTCAGAGCATCCTCCAACGATGTTACATTGTTCAAGGCTTCATTCAAAGCAACAATAAACTCTTCAGCATTTTTCCCGTATTCGGCTTTTATGGCATCCAAATTACCTTTAGCGGCTTTCAACTTTTCTTCCAGCTCGTCAGTATCTCCACCGATCTTACCTTTTAATTTATCTGCGTAACTACGCTTTGAGTCACGTTCAGCTTGGAGTTTCCCTATATCGGTCTTTTTATAATCGTAGGTTTTATCTCGCTCCTTATAAGCCGGGACCTTAAAAACTTCCTTCCGGAGAGAATCGGCAGATTCATTTAATGCATTAACAAACGCCTTACCTGCTTCACCGATATCCTCTATGCCAGATATTTCCTTTAAGGTCTTTTCGGTTAAATCCAGCTTTGCCTTTGCATAATCTTTTTCCGTTATATAGTTCTCTGCATACTGCCCAGAAAGTTTATTCATTTCATCCCAGTAAGCTGTTTCTGCCTCATATGTCTTACCTGTGGGTGCGCCAGCTTTAGCGACTTGAAAGGTCTTATTCTTTTCTGCTTGTTCCGGGGTTAGAAGACCAGACAATGTTTCATAAGTCGCTTTATTCAGCTTCTTTAACTCCCGGTCATATTCAGTTTCCGTTATAGTTCGGTTATCTAACTTATTAGTCAGTTCTTTAGTAGACTTTGCATAAGATTCCTCTGCTTTTTGTAAATCAGTTTTCTTTTTTGATTTTTCGGGTTCCGAAGAGATTGGTGCAACAGAAAGAGAATCGCGCGTATATCCTTGTATTTTGGAATCAGCATCATTTACAATCTTTTGGTTTTGCAACACAGATCGGTAATCCTTCAATGCTTGAGGTTCTTCAGAAATCTTCCATCGTGGACTATAATTCTTCAGATAAAATTTTGCTAGTTTTTCTAGCTGCTTTTGCCCTCCGTCATATTGGGAATATATTTTATCTATATTATCCTGAGCTTGTATTTTTTGAGGAACAAAATAGTCGGCCGCAGCCTGAGCCTCCAGTAACTTTATTCTTTGCGCTATAACTTTATTTATATCGCCTTGAATAGTCAAGTTCTTTTGATCGATACTAAATGATGTTCCTAACTTTTCATTTATTTGATCTAATGCGTTTTTACGAATATTGTAGGCCTCATTTACATTTACAGCAATACGGTATAACTGCTGTAAGGTCTCACTTTCAGCAACTCCAGGTACTGATAAAGAACTCTTTCTATAATCCGAAAAAATATTATTGATCCGTTTAGCTTCATTTCGAGCTTCAACAATCTTTGCTATCAGCATAGCAAGGCCAGTAAAAATTGCTGTTGGTAGCATAGACATAAAAGCGACACGAATTGCTTTGATCGAACGGGCAAACATCATTGTCATGGAGGCTGATGTTTTTTTGGTACTCCACTCTACTTCGTTAAATTTTTCTCCGGCGGCTTTGGCCATATTTGAAAAAGCGATTTTTGCAGCACGCTCTGATACACTCCATTGCACAACCAGCCATTTAATGAATCGTCCCAGTGAAACCCCAATCAGCACGGCGACCAACTGGGCGACTAAAGCCTGAATATTCTTTGTCGCTTTTTGTACCAGTCCTGTGATCGAGTCAATCAACTTTTTATAAGCATCCTGTATACCGGTATTCTGCGTGAACTCCTGAAAGGCATTTTTAAGACGGTTTAAACTGGTCTCGATATTGTCGGTATCGACGTTCGGTAGCATTTCATTAAGTGCGTCTGCGAACTTAGGTAGCACCTCAGCTGATAATAGCTTTCCTTTCTTCATTATGCTATCCAGCCCGGCTACCGTTGTACCGGCAGCTTTCGCCATCGCCTGCATGGCGATCGGTAAACGTTCCCCCAGCTGACCGCGTAACTCTTCTGCCTGAATCTTGCCCTTACCCATCATCTGAGTGACAGCCAGGAACATTCCATTCGTGTCATCTGCGGACATACCAAAGCCGGCAGCGGCCCTGGATAGAGATTCAAATAACTTCCGTTGGTCGGCAATGGCCATACCGGCAATAGATGCCGCGGCCGTAAATTTGGCATAATTACTCGTTATGTCATTGACATAAACCCCATATTTTTGCGCAAGCTGTGTAGTATACCGGAGATTGTCTGCAAACTGAGCCGTACTTCCCGACACGTTTTTTAATGCGGTAACCGCCTTACTCGTTTCCCGAGCGACTTGGATCAACTGAGAAAAGAAGTTAGACAAACTAACCCCGGCAAAACCCATAGCGGCCGCAAACGTAAGAATCTGCGCCTGCATGGATCGGAAAGCATTCTTTACAGAACTTGTTCCGCGTTTAAAATTCTCTGTTAAGAGATTGATTGCTATACTGAATGATAATTTTCCT